CCCCCATCTGCGCGCCGGCGGAGGTGCCGGCGCTCTTGAATTTCGAGACGATTCCTCCCGCCGCGCCGACGGCCTTCCCGCCGAAGGCCTTCGAGAAGGCCGCGCCGCCGGACGTGCCGGCGCTGCCGAGCTGCTTGTTGAGCTTGCCGGCGAAGCCGTTCATGGTCGGCATGATCGTGACCGACGCGCTGCCGACGTTGACTGCCCCCATTTACGCACCTCCTTCGTGCATTCCGAGAATGCCGTCTATGTCTTCGCGCGCCGCAAGCGCGTTGTCGCGGTGCTGCTGCGCCTCCGCGCGCTCCGCGGGCGTCTTCAGCGGATGCGGCTTGTTGCGCCCGCGCTGGCCGTCCTTCGTCCTCTGCCATGCGATGACCTCAAGCGCGTGCACCGCCATCGCGAGCATGTACTCCCCCTCGCTCCACCGAAGCTCCGGAGTCTGGCGGCGCGCCGTGCGCGATTCGCGCGGCAGCGCGTACCAGAGCAGAGACCACCGCGAGCAGTCGTCGTCGGTCGGCTCGACCGGGAGGTCGATTCCGTAGTATTGGCGGAAGTCGGCGACCACGTCGGCGCGGTTGTCGAGCCAGTCGCGCGCGAAGGACGTCAGTTTTTTGCCGCCACCGCCTCGCCTATCGCGGCCGTGAAGGCCTGCCAGTCCTCGGCGGAGCATCCGAGCTCGTCGGGAAGGGCGCCGCCCTCGTCGGGGATGCGGCCGATGTACTCCACCACTCGCCCGCAGCAGATGAGGTTCATCGCCTCGTTCGCGGCGCGCGGGTCCTTGTCTCCGAGGTTGAGCGCCGTCTGGACCTTGAGCGACGCGAACGCGGTCTTGTCGATGTCGAATTCCTGGCCGCGGAACTCGACCTTCGCGACTTCGTGCTTCTTCTTTTCCATTCTTTCCTCCATGCGAAAAAAGGCGGGGCGCGCGGCCCCGCCAAAAGCTGTTGCCCCTCTGCGGCTATGCGGTCGCCGTGGTCTCGGTCGACTCGAAGTAGTCGTAGCAGGTGTTGCCGTCCTCGTCGGTCAGGTACTTCATCGTCAGCGGCCGCTGGCAAAGCTCGGAGCTGGAGATGTTGAGGTCGTCGAGCTCCGCGGACTTGCCGGCGGGGATGACCTTGCGCCAGCGGCGGTTGTTCTTCAGCACGAGTTCGAGCACGTAGCTGAAGATGTCGTGCGAGTTCGAGTTGTGCTTGACCGTGATGACGCCGTTCGCGTCGGTCACGTTCTTCTCGCCGTATTGGCGCTTGAGCGTCTCGGCCTTGATCTCGGCGAGCGTGAATTGCGCGGACTCGACTCGGTTGGAGTTGGTCGAGTCCATGATGTCGCCGTTCATGTCGGGGATGTCGTCGGAGTCCTCGTCCACGGTCTCGACGTAGCCGTCCTCGCTGATGAAGCCGAGGCACTTGAATGCCGGGTCGAGGGGCGTCTTGATGTCGGTCGGGAGCGCCGTCCCCTCGGGCGCGGAGAAGATATAGCCGCCCTTCACGCCCTTCGCGGAGCTGACGTTCGCCTGGTTGTTGCCATTGGCCTCTGCCATGCTTTTTCCTTTCTGCTATTCGCAGACCCATATCTGGATCTGCACGATGTACCGCGAGCGGCCCGTGTCCGGGTCGTTCTCGCGGTAGAAATTGGTCACTTCCGGATGGAAGAAGTTGGCCTCCTCGTCGAGGTCCGCCACAGCCGCGGCCACCGATTCGGCGAGCGCGCGGGCCTTCTTGCGCTCCTTCTTCCTCGCCCAGCAGTCGACGGCGAGCCTGCACGGCTCGAACATCGAGCCTCCGCCGCCGATCTGCTCGACGCTGATGAACGAGTCGGGCATTTCCTCCGGCACCTCTAGGCACCCTGGCACTCCTGCGGCCTGCGCGAGCCTGCGCGCGACCGCCGCCTCAACGTCCATTCGCTACCCCCTCGCCGAATCGAGCGCGCGCGAGAGCGTCTTGCGCTTCGCCTCGCTGTAGCGCGCCTGGTCTGTCTTCGTGCGCACGACGCGCCCCCTCGCGAGGACGCCGTCGAAATCCTTCACCTCGTGCCCCTCGAAGTCGTAGCCGCCTTCCGAGAGCGCGGCGTCCGCGGCCGCCTTCACGGCCTGCGCCTTGCGCTCGACCATGGATTGCACGGGCGCGGAGTTCATGAGCGCGGCGTATCCCGCGCGGTCCGCCTTGAACCTACCCATCCGCCCTCGCCACCTCGACGGCCATGTTCCATGCGCCCGGCGTCGCCGCCTCGGTCGTGCGCATCGGGTCGCCGACCACGGCGAACGCCTCTCCTCGCACCTCGACCGAGCAGCCGCGAAGGTCGCCCTCGAAAGTCTTCGGGAAATGCAGCGTGTACGCGATTCTCGCGCCGTTGGGCCTCTCCGCGCCGAGATCGGAGGTCGAGCCGGGGCACACCACGCAGCGCACGACCTCGCGGGACGGCCGCGAGTCGATTGGCTCGCCGAGGTCGTCGAGCCTCGCGGAATCGCGGATTACGGCGACCTCCTCGTCCGGGATGAGATTAAGCACGGTCCGCCCCCGTCATCGCGTCGATGCTGCCGATTCGGCACCCGGCCAGCCCCAGCCGCTTCAGGTCGGCCTTGCCGACCCACAGTTCGGCGGTCGGGTTGGCGAACGTCACGGACGCGTTGTAGATGCCCGCGGTCTGGCTGTACTGCGAGGCGCCGGCCAGGCCGAGCGGCACGTTCGCGGCCCGCGAGACGATGGAGCACGCCACGGCGCAGGCGGCGCGGTCGAATGCTGCGTGCTCGCCCTGCCTGTACTCGCCCCATCGCGACTCGTAGGCCGCGAGCAGCATGTCGCACGCGTCCGACAGGAGCGCGGAGACCTTGTCCCCGTCGCCGTCGGCGACCGCGCCATACCTCAGCTCGTAGTCCGCGAGAGTCGCGAATTCCTCGCTCACAGCTGCTCCAAAAGCTCGGCGAGCTGAGCCTTCGTCGCCTTCTTCGGCGCGAAGCCGCCCCTCGCCTCGATTTCGGCGCGCATCTCCGCCGCCGTCATCTCGTGGACGTCCTTCGCTTCCTTGGGCGCCCCTTCGTCGGCTTCGTCCGCTTCGGCTTTCTCCGGCTCTTCCGGCTCGGGCTCGGCGGCCTGCTCGGCGGCGTCGACGTAGCCTGCGGCGGACAGCTCGGCGAAGCGCTCGGGGGTCAGCTCGACCTCGTCGCCGGTGCGGTGGATCTCGTACGTCTCGCGGTCTCGGTACGGGTATGTCACGGTTGCGATCATTTGCTCTCCTTTTACGCGGTTGCTGCGATGGTTCCCTTCACGACCATGTCGATGTACTCGGCGAAGAAGGTGATGCCGGTGTACGCGACGGTGTCGTATGCGAGGCTCTTCAGCTCGCTGGAATGGTTGATGGCGATGTAGCCGGACTCGTCGGTGTAGAAGCCGAAGAGGTCGTCGCCCTCGGTGCTCGCGGTGTAGACCTTGACGTTGTTCTTCACGGTGGCGTAAATCGTGCCGGCGGCGACGGAGCCGGTGGACACGAGCGTGCCGAGGCCCGCCCAGTTCTCGATGTAGGAGATGCCGAAGGCGGAGAAGACCTCGGAGTCGGCGATCTGCTTCGCGAAGTCGACGGGGTTCACGAAGTAGATGACGTCGACGTCGCCGAAGGAGTAGTCCTCGACGAGGTTGTCGAGCGCGGCCCACGCGTTCGCGGCGGTGTCGACGAGGTTCTTGCCGGTGACGGCGGTGGTGCCTTCGCCGGCGAGCACGTTGACGAAGTCCTTCTTGATGCCGCGCTGGATGTCGGAAATCATCTCGGAGTCGGTCGCGTCGACGGCGGCCTCGTAGCCGCGCTTCTTGATTTCCTGCAAGGTGGTCTTCTTGCGGTAGGGCTTGATCGCGACCTCGTAGGTCGTCACGTCGGCCCAGGTGTACTTGGACTCCGGGATCTCCTGCCCCTCGACGTACTCGGTCTCGGAGAGCTTGCCGGTGATTTTCTTCTGGTGCAGCGTCTCGCCGACGTTCGCCTTGATGGGGTCGCAGGCGGAGAGCATCTTCGCGAGCTTGGCGATGGACTTGGTGAAGGTGTCGACGAGGTCGACGTTGCGTGCTGCTGCGAGGGTCTTGATGTCGGGCATTCTGGCCCCTTTCTCCCCTTACTTGAAGAGGTCGATGTTGGCCGCGATGGCGGCCATGCGTTCTTTCTTGTCCTCGATTCCGAGGATGTCCTTCTTGGAGGGCTTGCCTGGCTTCTGCTTCTGGCCGGCCTCGGGCGCGCGCGGCGCGCCGCCCTGCGGCTTCGCGATGGCCGCGATCGCCTCGGCCTGCTCGGTGAGCGACTCCTCGTCGGCGCCGCTCAGGGTCGCGACGATCGCGCGGTCGAGCCCGGTCGCCTTCGCCACGGAATCGACGAGCTTCGCGCGCGCCGACGCCGCCTTGAGGTCGCCGTTCTCCTTCTCGAGCGCGGCGATGCGCTCTTCGATGGTCGGGTCGGGCTTCCCCTGGGACTGCTTCAGGGCGTTGAGCTGCTCGAGGTTGTCCTTCGAGCGCTTCTCCCATTTGCGGGACTCCTTGACGGCGTCCTCGTAGAGGGCCTTGTAGTCCTTGCCCCCGGAGCCGCCCTGGGCCTGCTGCGGGTCGGACGCCGCCTGCTGCGGGTCGGACGCCGCCTGCTGCGGGTCTGCCTGCGCCTGCTGTCCTGCCGGGTCCTGGCCTGCGTTCTCCATGCCTTCCTCCTATCCGGCGCCGTGCGGCGCCTCGTCTCGCCCCGTGCGGGGCACTTCCATGTATGAAAAAAGTCACCCGTGCGGATGGCTTGAATCAACGAAGGCCCCGAAGGGCCTACGGCGATAGCTATTCGATTGTGTTGGGCGCGATTAGATACGCGATGTTGCCGCCTGGATGGCCGCAGAAAGCGCGACCTCGAATGCGTGTCCGGCAAAGTCCTTTGCCTTGCGCATTCGCGAATTCTCGCTCACGAAGATCGCCCCATCCATGGTGATCGCGGGATCAGACATGGCAGCCAGGCTCGGCGAGTCGATGACGACGCCCGAGAAGCCGTCGAAAGCGAAGCCCTCGACGTACCCTTTCGATTGAAGGCTTCTGACGACTGCGCCGAAATACGCCTCGTTGCATCCGACGAGCTGTCGCAGCGCTGCGATATCGGCCTTCTTGCCGTTCTTCATACATCGGTAGAGATACGAGAGAATCTTGAAGGCTAAAACTTCGAAATCATCTGATGCCATGCGTTCCTCCTTCGTAAAGCCCAACGGCCTTATCTGGAATCGTTGGTCGGGGCGGCGGGATTCGAACCCGCACGGACTTGCGCCCACCAGCTTCTGAGGCTGGCGCGTCTGCCTGTTCCGCCACGCCCCGATGTGGTATGATTCGTGTCGAAAAGGGCCTTGTACCGCCGTAGCGGTATGAGCCCCTTTTTATTTCTGCGGGTTATACACGGCCTCTACCTCGCCTTCATGGTTGATCATCAAAGCGCTTGGCATCGAGTGCCGTCGCAAGCTGCTGGCGATCATGCCCCTGGCTTCTTCGTCGGAGATGTTTGGGTTCTCGCTGACGTCGATAACGATTTGCCTGTATCCCTGTTTCCACTTCGCCTTGCCGATGTGCTTGCTGATGGTGTTCTCGCTCTTTGCCGACTGCACGTTCTTTATCTCCAAGCCGGTATCCAGGTCGGGAAGCCCAACGATCTGCAAACGCCCTGTCTCCTCGTTCAAGACTTGAATCTCGTCATCAACGAAGACGGGGCGAAATCCATGCACGCATTGCTTTATTGCGTTTGCCTATATGCCGAGGCCTTCCCTGACCATGGCCAGCGCGACCATGGAGGCCGTCTGCCGCACGACGTCCAGCGTGGTGGACCCGACCGTGCCCGCGAGGGCCTTCTTGACCCTGCCCCAGACCTTCGGTTCCCTGATGGAGTCGAGGTAGTCCTGGCCGTCCCAAGTGATGCCGGCCACGGTTAGCTCGATCGTGTTGCCGTTCATGTCCCTGGCGTCCCGCGACACGTCGACAAGCCCGTGGTGGGCCATGAACCTCACGTGGTACGCGACCGTCTCAATCGGCCAGCGCTCCGTCGCCATGTCGTCCGCGTCGACCTCGTCGGCGGCGTTCTCTACGTATATGAGGATTGAGCGAACGAGATCGAAGTCACGCTTCATTCGGTATACCTCCTATGATTGAGTGTGGTCGGGGCGGCGGGATTCGAACCCGCACGGACTTGCGCCCGCCAGCCTCTGAAACTGGTGCGTCTGCCTGTTCCGCCACGCCCCGATGTGATAAAATGCAATTGCTTGATGGTTCCGCTCCGGGCTCGGTCTGGTGTTGGAACCATCTTCTTTATTTATAGATAGTCTCTATTGAGCCATTTTTGAGGATTAAAACCGCTTGAGGAAAATCAAGGGGGCCATTGTCCGAAAGGTAAACCATGGATTCCCTAATCTGCTGCCTTGCTTCCCTATCGCTCATTTCGCTGTACCTGTTATCTATCGCTGCTCGCGGATAATCGAGCAGCGATTTATCAATTGAGTCCGGCACAACGGAATCCTCGTTGATTAGTCTGATCCATTTCGAATAGCACTCAGTCATACGCTTCTTTAGCGCATGAATCCCGCCGAGTATGGTCTTCATATCCCAATAATGCCAGTCACCATCAAGCAGCATCGAGATATCAATATTCGCAGACGCATTGCCCTGTTCAGACAGAAGTGCTTGGCCATAGCCGCGTTCGGACAGATGAACGTAGCTCTTCCACTCAAGCGGATGATACTTCTGCATTCTTTTAAGCTCCCCAGGCGCCAACTTGGACAAGTCGAGGTTGTCGGCCCTGTACTCAGTTGCCGGGTTTGATTTTGCCTCGGCGAGGTTCAGTATCTTGCGCTTGCGCGCATCCTTCTGTTCGGCACTCAGCCCTTCGGTCGCGTCTATCTCCTTGAACCGCTCCCACCGCTCTTGCAGCTCGCGCGGCTTAACCCCCTCGACCACCTCGGCGTAGGGGTCGTGCTCGAAGCTCGGGACTACCTTGCAGTCGCATCCGCGGTGGAAGTGCTTGAACTCGCCTGCCGACTTCCTCGTGTGGTAGACCGCGCCGCGGCTCGCGAGCATCAGACAGAACGTGCAAGTCTCGAAGCCCGTCGGGACGCGGGCGAATCTCGCGCCCTTGTCCCTGTCGCGGCCTACGTTCGCGATGATCGTCTCGTTCAGGCTCCGGAAGGCGTCGTTCCTGGCGAACTCGCCGCACGCCTTCGCGAATTCGGCGTCGCCGCCCTTCGCGAGCTTCTTCGCCTGGTACCGCGCTACGTCGTCGACGGATTCCGGCTTGTACGTCGTCATCGTTATGGCCTGGTCGAGCGCGACGCCGCTCTTCTGTGCGCGGTGGTCGTACCACTCCGCGGCGAACTCCGCGGCGATGTCGTCGTACCCCTGGATGTACCCGTCCATGATGAGCTTGGCGGCCTCGCGCTTCTCGGCCACGGTCGCCGAGGCGTTGGCGCGGCACCAGGCGAGCACGGACGACTCGACGTCGGACGCGGCCTTGTCGCCGATTCGCGCGACCGCGCGGTTGTACGACGCGAACTCGGCCGAGCTAATCATCCGATGCCGCCGTCTTCGCCTGCTCTTGGGCCGTCTTCGCCTGATCTTGGGAAGCGCCGGAAATCAGGTCGAACGCGGCGGAGCGCGTGACGTTGCGCCTTATCTCCGACATGACGTTCCTCACCTCGTCGTCGTCCAGGCCGTTCAGGCGCCAGAACGTCGGCGTGCCGGCGAAGCCGTCCACGGCGGACGCGAGCTTGATGGAGCTGTCGGTCTGCTGCGCGAGCGTCGGCATCGCGGGGTTGAGGAAGCTGACCGACACGTCGCAAGCCTCCTCGGCCTCGGCGTAGCTCTTCCCGAGCTCGGTCGCGGCGGCGGCGATCGCCACGCGGGAGAGCGCGGCCTTCGCCTCCTTGATGAAGGTCTTGCATTTGAGGATGAGCGGGGAGTTCTCCAGGTAGATGGCGTCGGCGCTGCTCGGGTTGTCCCCGACGATTCCGAATTGGCCGGCGTGGATGCCGGTCGCGGCGCTCATGCGCTTGCAGAGGTTTGAGAAATGCTCTGTCATGGGCTGCATGCTCGGCTGCGTGAGCTGGCCGAATTGGGGAATCTGCCCCTCGCTGTTCATCGAGACCTCGAAGATGGAGCCGATGAACGCGCTCCATTTAGTCTTGTCCTCGAAGGCGTCCCCGTCGGTGCCGAGCAGGTATTTCTGCGTCGACGCGGCGAAGGCGGCGGCGACCTCCTCGTTCACGCTCGCGCGCATGGCGCAGTCTATGAGCCAGCGCACCTCGGAGTTTATGCGCGACACGCCGAACGGCCGGTCGTCGTCCGGGTTGTACGGCATCACGAACATGGGCACGATGCCGAGGCCGTGCTCGACGTACTCGGCGGACCATCTGCCGTCCCCGTCGGCGCGGAGCCTGATGAGGCAATCGTCGAGCATGACGTCGACCCAATCGGGCCGATTCGTCTTTCGGCCGCGCTCCTTCGCGAACGAGACGACCCACATGCCGGCCGACAGGCATTCGCCGACATCGTCCCATATGCCGGTGCAAAGCGTTGGAGGGTACGCCGATATGCGCGCGTGGCCCTCCTCGTCCGACGTGACCACCCACATGCTGAAGCAGTATTTGAGCGCCGAGTTGACGGCCTTCCCGACGCGCGTCGGCATGAAGTTGCGGCGCGCGACCTGCTTCAGGAGCTTCTCCGTGTCGTGGTCCTCGGGGGACGTGAACCCGTCGAACGACACGTGGTCGCGCATCACCTCGACGCATTTGTACCCCCAGCCGCAGGCCACTTCGAGGCCTTGCAGCGAATCCGGAACGGCGATGCCCAGATCCTTGAGCATGTTGCGGGCCTCGTAGTATTGCGAGCGGACGACGTTGCCGGAGTAGTGCGACTGCCAGTTGTTGAGCAGTTCGAGCACCGTCTCACGGTGCTCCGCCGAAAGGCCCTCGGCCGAGGCGACGGCATAGGGGATTGAGATTGCCATCAGGTTACTCTCGCCTTCCTCTTCGGGTTTCTCTTGGATGTTGCGAGCCCGAGCAGCGCGAGGCCCGCCGCCTCGATGGGCGTCGAGTTGTCGCCGCCGAAGCCCCATCCCCCGCCCTTGCCTATCTCGCGGCGGGTCGCCGTCGCGGCGGAGAGGTCGAGCGCGGGGCATTCGATGTGCGTTATCCCGCCGTCGCCGGCGGCTTCGAAAATGAGGTTCGCCGCGGTGATGGCCTGGTCGGTCGTCGGCCTTATGACGTAGCCCTTCGGCGTGCCGAGCTCTTGCAGCCTGTCGCAGAGCGACCCGGCGCCGCTCTTGCCGTCCACGACGACGGAGCACGCCCGGTTCGCCCGCACGGCGAGCCAGTTGACGAGCCACTTCGTCCCGCGGGCGGTCGGCTCGCAGAACGGGAGCTCGATATGGGCGGCCATGCCGTCCGACGCGGCGACCGCGAGCGCGACCGAGCCGCCGTCGGAGCTGAACTTCACGCCGTACGCGAGCTTCGAGAACTGGGCGGGCACCGCCTCTGGCGGAATGAGCGTCGAGCGCCACAGGTCTTCGCCGATGAGCGGGCTTTCCGTCTGCACGCTCGGCGGGAGCCAATAGCCGAGGTACTCCTGGGCTATGGCGAGGTCGTCGCCCTTCATCCCCATGACGCCGGTGCGCACGTCCTCGACCTCGACGAGGCCTTCCGCGAGAGACGGGTTCGCCAGGTACCACCGCGACTCGTCGAGCGGGTCGCCGACCTCGTCGACGCCGTATTCGAGCCAGCACATGTCGTCGCCCGGCTCGTCGCCCCACGCTTCCTCGCGAAGCTCCTTGAATCTATCGGCGGCGCAGCCTGCTCGCGTCGGCGTGCCGACGTAGACGAGCTGCGAGTTCTTGTGCGGCGCGTGCGTCGTGGTCGGGTTCAGGGTCTGCGCCTGCGATTTGGTCAGCAGCTGCGCCTCGTCGTAGATGATCACGTCGAAGCTGTAGCCGAGCGACGCGGAGTCGGTTCGCGTCGAGAAGCAGAGCACGCCGCCGTTGGCGAACTCGTAGCTCTCCTGCGCGGTCTTCGACTTCGCGTCGGAGACGCGCCTGTTTATCGCGCGGTGCGCGTCGGGGTCGCCCACGCGCTTCCCGAAAATCTTGCGGATGCGCGCGAGCATCTCGCACGTGGTCGAGTAGTTGTGGTCCGTCCAAAGGACCGAATAGCCCATTTCGAGCACGAGGAACGCGGCCCATATGATCGCGTCGTGCGACTTGCCCGCCTGGCGAGGCACGGACAGCCCGCATCGGCGGTGCACCCATTTGCCGCGGGAGTCCAGCCGCGACCAGTCCCGCAGCGGCGTCTCCTGCCAATCGCCGACCCCGTATCCGATGAGCTTCGCGAAGTCGACGACCTCGTCGAGGAGGTCGGCGCGGCCGCGCGGCGACGAGACGTGCCTACGGGGCAGGCATCTTCGCCGCGATTCTGGCCGCGATCGAGTCGAGGGCGCTGTCGACGGGGTCGCCTCCATTTCCGCCCTCCAATCTGTCGAGCTCCTCGATGGTCGCGCGGTACTCGCGGGACAGCCCCGCGACCGCCTGCGGCGGCGCGTCGTTGAGCGCGGCGCGCAGTATCCCGCGCAGCTCAGTGAGCCGCTCCGCGGTCGTCTCGGGCTGCCGCGCCGAGAGCGCGCCTGGGTAAGTTTTCTGGGTATCCTCCCCGCCCGGCCCGTCGGTCGACCAGACGCGCTGCACGGTCGACTTGGAGCAGCCGGCTCGGCG